ATTTTGCAATTTCTTCGAATAATGTAAGATATACACATGCTGAAAATCCCATAATTATACACGATAGCAGAGCAAACATATTAAACATATCATTTTTAATAAAAGATCAAAATAATTATTTTTCTTTACAAGAATTTGAATTCGATATCAATTCAAATATGGACTTATTAAATCATACGCAATATTTTGATAATTCATCTATATATTCAAACATTTTCAATAAATCATTACCGTTGATGAATTTAAATGTATTATTATCATCAAATCAACCAACTATATTGAATGAAAATCTTGTATTATGAATACTAAAACTTTAATATTATCAACCACTTCCTCATCATACAACAATGTCATGGATGCTGTGATTCTTAATGATGCAACCGTTTTAAATATATCATTAGGTGATGTTTATGAAGATGTATTGCCTATAAGTTTACAAATAAATTGGGGAGATAATAATATATTATATTATGATAATGATTTGTATAAAGTTTACAGAAAAGAAAGCATAATTCCAGAAGTGATATATGGAAAATTTAGCAAAATATTACAAGATACTTATAGTTTTGAATATTATCCATCAAAAACAGCAACCTATAAAAAAATGACGGCTCAGTTTTTGATAAAATATACAAATAAAGACACTACGTTAATAACTATACCAATTGAAATTAAATCAGCAGATTATTTTGAATCTGTATATGATATGAAAATGATTTCTACTCATATTTTACCAGAAGACGGATTCAAAACTCATAAATTTTTAACAAGCAAAGGCAATTATGTGGTAGAAGTGGAATCACCAATGTCAGAAAACAGATAGTGGGGGAGAGTTCGTTTATAACGGTTCAGTTGATTCTACTGGATTATGGACTAGACCATTGACTGATGCTGAAATTGTCGCTCTTTACAATAATGGCAGCGGCCTTCCATATGAACAGTTTTAAATAATGTATAGTAACTAAATAATTTAGTGGTATCCAATGTATTTCAACTATCATCTTTAAAAAGCTATCAACTGTCTTGTTCATTGGACGGCCTTGAATTTAAGCAATTTGAAAAAACACACAATGGGGGTATACCACTTTATTTTACAGAGTGTTTTTCTGATGCTTGCGATTATAAATCAAAATTCTATACTGATTTTATTTTAACAAAAAACACAAAATCTTCGGATATTTTTAATTTTAAATTTCCAAAACTTGAAGTTGAAAAGTTTTTAACAACAATTCAAGATGAAGGCTTGTATCTTACATGTGTCGGAGTTGAAGAAAGTTATTTCAAAGATGCTTTTCGTTCTGATGAAATTCCTGATTATAGAGGATGTTTGTTTAATAAATTATCATCATCCTCTTCCCCATTAACATCATTCACTTTGGACTTTTTTGAAAAAGAAAAATGTAAAATATCATGTCAAATAGATAATGAAACTTATTATTTGATTTATAATGATGTTAAACAAAACGATCCTTATTTTATCAACGAAAGATTGCTTTCATCCGATGATTCAATAATTCAACCACATCATTTCAATTACATTTATCAAGAAAATTACAATTTTATAACATTTTTTAAAGAAACTGCTGATGGTATATATTATCTATATAGAGATGATCATAGATTAAAAGCATCTTTAATAACAGGTTTTAATAAACTTAATGTTATAGAAAGTGTTTTTAAAATATCCAGAAATAAATATTTCAATTTTGATTTATCTTTGAACAGTACATTCATAACATATAATAATGATGATAATAAAATCGATATAGATAAAAGTGAATTCGATTTAAAAAATAACTTTTTAATACACAAAGGAAATTCAGTTAAAAATTCAAAAAGCAGCATTACAGTTTTAAAAAATCACTTCTTACCTCATTTAGATCAAATATCAAACGCTAATAATTTATTAAGTGGTATTAAAGAGCAATCAAATACAATTTATGTAGATAATATTAGAAATTATACTTCAATATTTGAAGATATTTCTACAGAAAAAGACGATGATTTAGAATTAAATTATGTTTATCATAATAAAAGTTACACTATAGTACCAGGAAAAAATGAATTTGTGGCTCCTGATAATATGTTCCCATTTTCACAACTTAATATAAATGATTCTAAATTAAAAGAAGCTGGGGCGTTTTCATTTCCATCTCCTGACTTGGCAGACAAGGTATATTATTATGATAACGATGTTCAAATAACCAATAATCAACATTATTTATGCACTTGGTTGTCTGGAGCTGCTGGATCTACCAATTCTGTTTGGGTAGATAGATACTATTATCCAGACCGCATAAACAAACAAGATGCATTGAATGGAAAATCAGTTTTTTCTAAAACATATGATGAATACATAGAAGAATATATCGAGGCCAATTCTTCTATATCTGATGGAATTGATAATTTTAAATTTTTTGATAAAAAAAGTGAATTAATTTTCAAACCTAATAAAAAATACATTTACGAGAGAGTTTCTTTTGCGAAAGAAACAACCGAAGCTATCACATATTGTAATACATTTGTATCTAATAAACCATCTAATTACTTTAAAACAATAAACGAATCTGGTCAATTTACATTTGTGTTATATTTCTATGGAAATGGAGAATCTTGGGAAGTTAAAACAGATAGGAATGATGTAAATGCTGGAATTTCTATTGTTAAAACTGGATCAAATGTTACAATTTCCTATATTTTATATGCTACGAATAGCTCAGGACAATTAGCATATAGAAAATACACAAAAACAGTAAATTTCAAAATCTTTAAAGAAAATGCAATATTCATTGGATTTGATTCATATTCAGGTAATGGATATATATTATTCAATGAAGATCCGTTGATGCTGTTTAAAGAACAGGCTGCTAGATTTTCAGAAAGAAATATCATTCTAGGTGACTTTTTTGTATATGAGACTGATAAAGTAACAAATAAAATAAATAAAATCAATTTATTAAGTTATTCAGGATCAAATATATCTGATAAGTTTATAGCTGATAGGTTTTATTCTAAAGATTTAGTGTATTCAATATCTATATCTAAAGGAAAATACAGTATAAATACCATATACATAACATTACCATGTGGTATGAGAAATGGAAGTGATAATATTAAGTTAGTACATACTGTGTGCGGAAATACATCAAGCAAATCTAATAAATCTAATATTTTTGTAAAAAATATTGATATCGAAAATGAAGAAATATTAAACGACTTAGAAAATGAACTTAAATCAAAAATTGAAACTGTTTTACCAGTTTCAAACGATGTAAATATAATTATAAATAAAAAATACAAATGATTTCATATTATAAATATACTGAAGGGGAAGCATTTACAATAAATGGATCTGATTATGTTGGTTTCTTCAACGTGGTTGAAGGTAAAGCGTATACTGGAAAGAAAAAAACAGAAGCTAGTGGAGAATTAGTCCCAAAACAAACATTTATAAGTGAAATATATTTGAGACAATTAGAATTTGATTCTAATTATGTACAAAACATCAATTTATTGTCAGTTTCCCAAGAAAAATTTGATATTTTTACAAAAACTAATTTAGAAAAAGTAATAGATACTATAAATTTAAACAATCTTAACATATATAAAAGTTTAGTTTTACAAAACCCTAACTTTTTAAGTTTATCTAATGCAAATAATCTTTTTTATGGGTTATCTTCAACATATTCTGATATCAGAAATAATGATGATGTCTATGGAAAAACCGTATATACTCAAATAGATCCTTTTAAATATAGTGGCGTTTGGGAATTTTTAGATAACATAAAAAGTGGCACTTTCACAGTTAAAAATAACGATGAATTTGTATATTTTTGCACTGATAATATCAACATATATGCTATAGAAGGAAGTTTCTCAGATCCTTCTAAAAAATTAGAATTATTAGAAATAGATAAATCAACCGATACCAACACTATAAGAAATGTTCTGATAGATGACATCGATTTGAATATTTTTCAAATAAAAGACAGCTCGATTATATTATATGAATATGAACCTTTTATAAATTGTGGAAATTTATTGAAAAAAGACGAAATATATCTTCAAAAAGATTTAAAATTTGTAAGAATTGGAAATTCAATAAGATTAGAAGTTACAAATAGTGATATTTATATTAAAAATAAATATTCAAATGATATTTTTTATAAAGCAGATATAAATTCTTTAAATTTAGGATTGATACTAAACTGTCAAGTTAGAATTATAGATGATTTAATAGCAATAATATCAAAAAATAATAATAAATTTTATATAACATATATAGATCCAGAATTCCCAGATGAAATTTTCAATCAATTTGAATTATTATATTTCAATGATTCAAGTTTTAATTTATTATTTTCTGATATCGATTCAAATATAATTATATTAACTTTTTCAGACTATATTCAAGTAAGATTTATAAGCAATTCCACTTATCCAGCCAGCACATCCAGCAATTATAATTATTCAAAATCAAATTTTAAATATTTAAAAGATCACACCTGGAACACTAATACGCTTTTATATAACTTTTCAAATATTATAAAATGGAACTCTAACGCTTTAAAGTCAAATTCGTACAACAATATATTAATTGATACCAAAAATATTGGAAATTTAAGCTATACCATAGTTCATAATGTTGGTAGAATTTATGCAATAAAAAAAATAGCATCTGAAGATTTTAAAATATTTAAAATTCCTAAAAATTTACCAAAAGCGTTTACTAATGTAGAATGTTCAAACTCTTCTTTTGGCTTGTATTTAAATAACACTTTAAAAAATATAGTCACAGATACTATAAGTATTTTCACAAACAACGAATGCAAGGCAAAAATGTCACAGAATGGAGAAGATGTAATTATTTCAGAACTTGAAAATATAAAAATATCTATAGAAAATATGTTTTTTAATGGAAATGAACAGCTAAATGTCTCAACATTAAACAGAATTTTTGAAACAATTATCGAATTGCAACGAAAATTAATTAATTAATAAATATTGTATAAAATATTCAATGAGTAAATAGTAATATATGCCAAATAGTTTAGAAAATCAATTTATTGCTGATACATTCAAGGCATTATTGCACACTGGAAACATCAGTTTAAGTTCTGGTTCTCCCGATGCTAAAATTTATTCAGGTGATGGGTTTGAATCGTCTTTAAGTGTATCTACAATATCAAATGGAATTAAAGTAAGTGGCGATGCTACAATTTATGGAAATGTTATTTCCAGCAAAAGTGGCAATTTTTCTGGATCTTTAAGTTCTGGTTCTCATACAGTAACTGGAGATTCCAATATAAGTGGAAGTGTTGATGTTGCTGGTGGTATAAATATCGGAGGTTCTTTAAATTCTGGTTCTCATACAGTGACTGGAAATTCTAATATAAGTGGAACTTTAGCTTCTGCTTCTCATACAGTGACTGGAAATTCTAATATAAGTGGAACTGCTAGAGTTGGAGGAACAACAACAATAATTGGATCTTTAAGTTCTGGTTCTCATACAGTGACTGGAAATTCTAGAATTACAAACAGGATTGATACTAATACAATCTACGCTGATACATATTTAAATTTACCAAGCACTGATACAAGAGCCGATATAGTAAATCATATCTATCCTGTTGGTAGTATATTTTTATCTTTTACAAATGTAAATCCATCCGTCAGATTCACTGGCACATCATGGGTCCAGGTTTCTCAAGGAAGATTTGTAGTAGGTGTTGGTACTGGTAATGATGGTATTCAAAATAAAATATTTACAGCTGGTAATAACACTGGTGAATATACACATCAACTTACAATAGCAGAAATGCCTAGCCATACACATGAAACTTATGCACAACCTTCAAACGATGGTGATGATGGAGGGGGCAGTGATTGGAATCCTTATTCCTTTTTAACGGAATCTAGTGCTACAGGAGGAGATCAATATCACAACAACACCCCACCTGGGTTTGGTTTGTATGTATGGCAAAGAACAGTGTAATAGAAATTTAAAAATATGGCAAGTGTAGTAATATCAAAAATTAAAGTTAGAAGAGGAACCGATACTCAAAGAAAAAACATAGTATTGGATCAAGGAGAGCTTGGATATACAACGGATACAAACAGATTATATGTTGGCAATGGTGTTATAAATGGTGGTATAGTGGTCGGTTCAAAAATACACCCACCATTATTTTCAACAGGAGATTTAACATCTGTTATATCTGAAGTTGGAGATATTGTTTGGGTTAACGGCATTTTTTATCAATTAATATCTTCTGATTACACCGATTTATATTCATGGAAAAATATAGGAACATTATTAGATTCAGAATATTTTGAATATGATGGAAGTAATCAAATAACTTTAAAAAATAATGTTATCAAGACAGCAAATTTAGCAGATGAGATTAGAGATGGTTTTTCAGTACAAGTCGATAATTCAACAATAGAATATGTCGGAGGAAACATATTAAGAATTAAAGATCTTGGCGTTTCTAAAGAAAAATTACAATCTTATTCAGTAACTAATGATAAATTATCTCCTGATGTTATTGGAAATGGCTTGCAGGGATCTGCTGGATCTCCAATTTCATTAAAAATTGACGGATCTTATTTTTATTTTACTCCAAATGGATCTCTTGGAATTTCTTTATCGGCAATTCAAACATATGGTGATAATATAACAACTGTTAAAAATTTAACAGGTGGGATTGTAGTGAAAACCAATTCTATTGATGAAAATTATATCAAATCATCAATGTTTGGTAATGGAATAAGCGGCGGGGCTGGTAATAAAGTAGCATTAAATGTTGATAATTTAACTTTTGGATTTAATCCAAGCTCTAAACTTAAATTAAATACAAATTCAATTGATGAAACTTATATCACATCATCTACTTTTGGTAAAGGGTTAGTCGGAGGTTCTGGAAACAAAGCAACTTTAAACATAGATCCTACATTTTTTAATTACAATACATTAAGCGCTTTAACATTATTGAGCGCAACAATAGATCATAATTATATTAATTTCGCATCATTTGGTGATGGTATACAAGGAGGAAGTGGAGATTTAATTAAATTAAAAGTAAAGGAAGGATTATTCGATTTTGAAGTTGGTAAATTGCAATTATCAGCAAATAGCGTGACAGAAAAATATATAAATTCAAATGCGTTTGATCGTGGTATAATAGGGGGAAATAATCAAAAAATTTCTGTAAATGCAACAAATAGTTTTTCATTTACATCAGCTAATGAATTAGAACTTAACTCCACACTTGGATATAGTTCTAATACGGCGACAATAAGTTCTATTAATAGCGTAGGATCTATAAGTTTAAGCAGTGGTGTGATTTTTCCTAGAATATCATGGGATGAATTTGGAAGATTGACAGATATTAAGACTTCTATAGTTGAAGTTTTAACTGGAAATTCTAGTTTAAGCGGATTCAATGTAAGTAATTCACTATCTTCAATTTTCAATGGTTATATCACACAAGGACCACAAAACAGTGCAAATATTACAAGATTTACAGCAACAGATCACAGAAACAACACATATGTATTATCAAGTGCTGGATTTTTAGCAATTTCTCATGAAAATACAAGCTTATCTGGACAAAGACTAAAAAGATTTGCAATTCCAATATTTGCTTATTAATTTCATCACATAAATAATATTATGCCTAATTCAATAGAAATTTTCGAAAATACATTACCTCAATTAATTACAAGACAAGGTACTGATAATGATAGAACCGAAGTAATTTTAAAATCTGGAGAACTAGGGTACACAACTGATACAAAACGTTTATTTGTTGGGGATGGTAGTGAATATGGAGGCAACGTAGTTGGTAATAAGTTCAGAGGATATACCACCAATTTAACAAGTTTAGGTAGTGGTTTAGTTGGAGACATTGCATATAAAACAGATGAAAATAGCATATACGCTATTTTATCAGGAGATGGTACAAATTCAGCAAACTGGAGAAAAATAGGGGGTGTATATACTGCAGCAGATGGAAGCATCAATATAACAGTAGATAATAAAATTTCTGTATTGAGTTTATCAGCTGGAACAATTTCGCATGACTTGATGGGACAATCTATAATTTTAGATTCTACAAAAAGATTAACATTGTCTTCAACGATAGCAACGAATTCAATCGTACCTCAAAGAAACACACAATATTTAAAACTTCCCGAATATTTATCTATAAATTCAAATGAATACACCTTTCCGATAGGTGAATTAGGAAATAATAAATATTTAAAAACCGATGCAGTTGGAAGATTATCATGGAGCGCTTTGGGATCTAATGTTAATTATTTTACATATAATAGCGGTGGTATATTACCAGTTGGAACTATAATATCTACATTAACATCAACGAATTTAAATACCGATTGGGTAATTTGCAATGGACAATTATTAGCTGGTGTTAATTATCCAGAATTATCGGCTGTTATAGGAACAACATTCGGTGGAAACACAAGCGCATTTAGAGTTCCTAACTTAAACAATGATATGTTATATGGGACAAGTTCAAGTCCTTATAATTCTACCATTTATACATTCACATCTGGCACATCAGCAAATAGATCACAATTGTCGGCTATTGGTGTGAACTTTTTCGTAAAAGCAAAACCAGACAAGGTAATAAAAGGAACTTTACAAATTGATTCTCCATTAAATGTAACAATAAATGGAACGAATAGAAATGATACAAAAATTTCAGCATTAACTACATTAGACAGTGATGTTAAAATTTCTTTACCATCTAGTAGAATTAAAGTAAGCTATCCCCTCGGAGTTGCTAAAGATTTATCAGATGTTACTGGATCTTATGTAAGTATTTTTAATGGTGATTTAGATATAACTGGACCAACTAATACTTTAAAAGTTGATGTTCCTTTAAAATTAACAGTCGATGGAACCGATAGGACTGGAACAGCTGTAAGTCCATATAATGGAAATCTTAACATACAATTAAACACCTCAAATACAATAAAAGTAGACACTCCTTTATCATTAACTGTGGATGGAAGTGATAAAACTGGACAAACTGTTGATTTAGACACTCCAAATCAAAATATGGTGGTTGATTTAAATTTCACTAATATGATGAATACGATTTACCCAATCGGATCTATTATATTTTCTATAGATAGTTTAAATCCTCAAAATAGATTCGGAGGAACGTGGGTTCAAATATCTCAAGGAAGATTTGTAGTAGGTTTTGGCACGGGTAATGACGGTATTCAAAATAAAGCATTTGCAGCTGGTAATAACACTGGTGAATATGAACATCAACTTACAATAGCAGAAATGCCAAATCATACTCACCCAAACTCAAAAACTATAGGTGGGTCTACAGGTGATAAAAGTAAACCGTATTTATATATGACGTATGCCGATGGTGGTCAGTCATCGTTTGGACCTGTTTCACCCACTGATGGTGCTGGGGGAGGACAATATCATAATAATACTCCTCCAGGTTTCGGTATGTATGTTTGGCAAAGAACTGCTTTAGCTTAATAATCAATGAGTGTTCCAAATGATATTTTATTACCAGTTAATGCGAAGTATATTAGTTTTGTTGATCCAAAATTAAAATTCAATCCGCATTATGATGTAGTGTGGAGTTTTCAAATAGCACTTACAGGTACAGAACACGCATTTTCAACTTTTTTAGTTAATAATTCTAATTTCACTCCTGAAAAAGGACATTATTTAGGACTTCCAATAGATATTAATGCTATAACTACGGAATTATTAATACCAATCACCACAGAATATAGTGAATATATAACAACACAAGAATCTTTATCAACGACATTGATTAGCATATCATTTGATACCACTGGTTTCAACGCATTATCAACGCCTTTTAGAGAAGGATTGAAAAGATCTGAAATTAAAAGAAATAGTTTAACAATAAGAAATGATAATCAAGAAGTAATATATCATAATGCACTTTCAGCATTAGCATTATCTGGATCGCAAACAACATTCGTGATGACATCATCACAAACATATTGGCAAACTTTAAGATTTAGATTATCTAACTTGGGGTCTAAATTAGATATTGATTTAAAAACTGATAATGATTATGTAACTATATTTTCATTACCTGTAAATATTTCAATCACAAATGAAAATCAAATATATGCAGGTTTTTCATTCACATCTCCAGTATCATCAACATTAACTCCAAACTCTACATTATTTTTGAATAATTTCCATATTCAAGGAAATACATCAACCCCCACATATGAAATTATAGATAACAATCCTTTTGTTATTGATACAGATCCAGATTATCAAATTTTTGATAATAACTTGACTATCATTCCAAAAGCATAATATATTATAATGAATAATTTCAATATTGAAGAACAATTAAATAAATCCGTAGAATGTGTTAATTTAATTAAAGATGAAAATAGTGGAAATTTATATTGTAAATATCTAACAAACAGAACTGGCACATTATTTTCAGCAAATAATAAAGCGTTATGTAATTTTATATGTTCTAAAAAAGGACCATATAACAATAAACCAATTTCTGCAAATGAAGAAAAAGAATTTGTTGTAGAATCTATAAAGAAATTAAATCAACCATCGAAAGAAACAATTCAAAATATATTAAAACAATATAATCTAAATTTTGATATTAAAGTTCCTAGATATTATAGTGAAATAAAAAACAATTTAGAATTTTTAAAAAATTATAAAGGATTTAAAAAATTTACACTAACAGGACCGTGTATAACTATAAATTCAGGAATTGAATATTCAAATATTGATATAGTTATTTGGTTTGATTCATTAGATGATTATTTAAATCAAAAAATAAAAGAATTACTACCGAATAGCATAAACAATACTCCTGTAAATTATCATATATTTACAGGAAATGATGAAGAAATTTCATCTTTATTTTTTTCTCAATTAGACGTTGAAAATAAAATAATATATTTTTCAAAATGGTTTAATATGAATATCAGATCATTACCATTTAATTTTGAAGTTAAGTCTTGTATATATGAGGGATATGATCTTGAATTTATTGAAAAAATTAATGCCATAGATAAAGAAAATGTAAAAGCTAGAATTGGATGGAGGTCCGTTTCAGAATCTTGGAATAAAGCTTCACAATTTATAGATGCGGTTAGTAGCAGAGGATTGATTTCAACAGTATTAGACTATACAGGGGTTGATAATAAAGGTGGAGAAAGAGTATCCGATGAAATTTATAATTTAAGAAGAGAATCTTGTTTTGGGAGTTCTGAAAAAAATATTAAACCTTGTCATTTTTTGTCAAAAGATTCTGATGATATGCATTTTTGCAAAGCGTGTGGATGTGGTACAAATAAACTCGCTGTATTAAATCCAAGACAAGAAGATGGATATTCTAAATTACATTATCCAAATTTAGAATGCCCTTTGGCAAAACCAGGATTTTCTAATCATACTACACAGTAATATTATTTGAAAATTCTTCATCAATTAAATAATTATCGACCATGGCGGAGTGTAACGGATTAAAAATAACAGCGAGATATTCCAATTCGGAAGGTCCGTGTCCTCGTGGGCATCAATGTGATAATGCGGCGTGGAATCTTTATTTAGGGAAAATTTTCATAGGAGAAATAAATTTAAATAATGTAAACGATGGCGGAAATAGAGTTAGTGAATTATATGCAACTGGTGATGACATAAACGATTATATTTCCGAATTTGGATGTAATTTAAAATTTGAAGCTAAGTGCGTTAATGAATATTGCCATTCCAATATCACTTGGTATCAAGTAGAAACTGATGATGGTGAAATATTATTAGATAGTTGTGTTTTAGATTCTTTTGAATTGGATTGTTGCGGTGGAGGACCACCCCCACCACCAGTATCTACAACCACTAGAAGACCT